ACCGTTGCCGGACGAACCAATCTGGGCACCGTTGCCGGACGAACCAATCTGGGCATCGTAGCCGGACGAACCAATCTGGGCACCGTAGCCGGACGAACCAATCTGGGCACCGTAGCCGGACGAACCAATCTTGGCACCGTTGCCGGACGAACCAATCTTGGCACCGTAGCCGGACGAACCAATCTTGGCACCGTTGCCGGACGAACCAATCTTGGCACCGTTGCCGGACGAACCAATCTGGGCACCGTTGCCGGACGAACCAATCTGGGCACCGTTGCCGGACGAACCAATCTGGGCACCGTTGCCAGACGAACCAATCTGGGCATCGTAGCCGGACGAATTATCCTTTATGCTCGTTTTTATTTTTTCAGGCGATGTGATCTCTTTTAGCCACTCAACTCCAAGATTGATCATGTCAGCCAATTTTAACTCTGCTTTTATTTTAATCTTCGATGAGCAAATTTTTGTCCCTCTATCCTCCTTGGATATATTCCCGTCTTGCTCTACTTCGCAAAACCTAGAGTCTATCATAGTATAGTGATCAAAAACATCAAACGGGCTTTCGCAAGCGTGAAAGCCTCTGTTACACACCTTGATCTCTCCATCCATCTCATATTCCTTGCCTATTTCATATTGAAAATCCCGGCATTTTAAATTTTTGTCAAATCCCTTGTAAGATTTTATAGCAGCCATTTTATTTATCGTTTATTAGTTCTACAATGTCTTTTCTTATCTCTATCAATTCTTCTTTGCTAAGTGTCTTTAATTCGTCTAGGATATCGTCCTTCTTGGATCGGTTAGGCCTTGAAGGGGCTTGCACCACGTATAGTACTCTGAAATCATTTTTCTGACTCATAAGTCATTATAACTATTTGGCGTACCACAATAAAGATTGATATGATCGCTAGGATCAAGAGGTGAATATTGAATGGCTTATCGTACCACTCAAATATTGACACTATTGACATTAGCCCTAGTACGGTAGCAGCGATCATCCTTAACGAGAAGATGATAATGCTCTTTATGGCCCGGAATATCTTCCAGAACCATGCTTGGTTTCTCTTTATCATATGTTGTTGATTTAAATTTGTCAATGTGAAAAGGCCTCATATCCTCACGGACGGAGACCTGCTTTGTAAATTGTGACTGATTTTCTGATTGAATAAGCACCCGTTAGGGGTGAAACGTGCTCCCTGCCGGACTCGAACCGGCGACCCTAAAGGCTCTGACCATCTGAGCTAAGGGAGCGTTTGCCGGGGAATCCCACCCCGGCGAGTTCTTAATTATTTAAAAATTCTTTCTGCCTGCCTCACGGCGGTATATTAAGGTCTTGGGTGAAGTGTATAATAATTAGCAATGTGATTTAAGCGTGGTAGCCGGGGGAACTCGCACCCCCTGTAACCCTAGATAAATAATATAACAAGATGACCAATCTAACATTGGACGCACGCCTTGATCGTGCGGCTAAACGAATAATATTAAAACTGATCATGGTTCGCTACCTGCCCTAGCCATTTCCTAGGGTGGGATTCTTCTTTCATGTTTATTGAATGATTAATCCGCTCACGAAAAGAGACCGGAATGTTTTCATGTCTCTATTTTTAAAATTATAAACTATCTTCTTTATGTCATTCTCGGATCTTGGGACAGGGTTTAATATTGGCGTAGTGCCGTTTTCCCTCCTTGGATTCCATATGCAAACGACTGGTAATCCTAGGATATTTATACTAACCCTATCTTCTTTATTGTTGCTCATAAACATAGATAATCCGAATTCTCTATGTTTGAATCCATAGCTGGATAATATAGATTTTCTCTTATCCATAGATTCAACCTCCGAGAAACTGTTTGTAAAGTCTTCCAAGAGAGAACTGTATTTCAGTATAAAGATCTCTCTCTCTTCCTCTGTCTTAAAGCATATGGAGCCTATTGATAAGCTATCGATATTCTTTCGCTTCAAGTCCCCGTTATCTTTAACTATAATATATCTATAATAGCTCATAAATTGACTCTTATTCGATGAATCAAGATAGATGAATGGGTGCAGATTTCGTATTCTTGAAAGGAATTCCTCCTCGTACGTGAATCTCCCTTTGAAAGTAAGCATCGTGTCTTCCCACTTATCGCATCTTTCCTTGCCTCTTGAGAAAATTATTTCTTTCATGTGATCAAACCTGATTATTAATGGTCTATCGGTTTTATTCGTTTTCTTCCTCTATTGTATCATCCAATAACTTATCGATAGCCATGATAACCTTATCCGGCAACTTATTGGCGGTATCGTTAGACTTGAGATATTCTATAGTTCCACCTATTCCGATAATCATCAGCATATCCCTTTTAGAGGGGATGAACAGCAGTAAAAAAATAGGGATTGATATATAGGCGGCACATTTGATAGCCATGTTCTTAAACTTGGATTCGTTTTCAAAATCATCATCAACAAACCATCCGATAATACTTATGGAAGTTAATACTCCCAAGATAAATACTGCGATTATCGCCAACGTTTGTATGGCATCTAATCTTGTGATCCAATAAATCTCATTCATGGTATCATGGATTGATGTCTTCAACCTCGCTCTCGAGATCGTTCTTGATCTCATTGATAGCTTGGATGGTATTGTCCGCATTGATAATCGTCTCCTTATACTCGATCAATTGATTGATCTTGCTCTTGTAATCTACCCCGTCGTCACCTAGGTTGTTTATCTCCTCGTGATACCGGATGTCGGCTAATACCTTTTGCTCCTCTACGTTGTTTAACGCCGAGTCAAGCGCTCTCATGATCTCTTGACTCCTTAACTCTGACAGTCTCTCTGTTTGTTTTTTACCCCTAAGGATAGAAAGGATCTTTTTCATACTCTCAATAATTTTGTTGTTTTTATTAAATGGATTTTATCGCTAGTGATCGTTGTACATAATGAGGCAAGGGCCATTGAAAATCTATCGCATCTTTCTTTAAAGAAAAAACCGTCTAAGCTGCTTACATTGGGATTTCGAGAGATCTCGAATCCATTGCCGGTAAATCCTGTGCCAAGGATATTCCCTTGTAATTCATTTTCCATATTATTTATATATTTAATGTTCGCTCCCCCACAACCTCCAACGGTTTCGAACCCGAATCATAGACGGGTGGGGGAGTATTAATCACTAACGTAAATCCGTAGTTCTCGGATTGACCGTCTTTCCGATCTGTCGTCATATGATTGTCTGTCCAATCTGTCATACGTGTGGCCGTATTAACCTCCTACAATATATTAGATACGCCTCGTAGGAAAAGTCGTATTGTTTAGTACGATACGGTCTTCTTTACCAACCACCGCAAGGATACCCGAATGGGATCGTACTTATTATATATACTATTAATTATATGTATAAATCCAATACCGGAACCGATTAAACTACATCGGGAGCAAGGACTATCGTCCTTTCCTGTATTTTCACCTTACGCTTATCCCGTTTATATCTCGTATACCTTTTGATAGCCATAAGGATTTTTCTCACTAAGTCAAAGAACTCTTTTTTTAGTAGCCCCACCGGTAATCGAAACCGGATATCTCCTTTAGGGGAGGAGCGCTCTATCCGTTGAGCTATGGGGCTTGGTTGTCATCCTACCTTGTTCCGATTTAAGAAGCGATCAATACTCCTCAAGTCGTACCATATGGTGTTGTTCCATCGTGCGAACATAATCTCGGCATGATCTCTGAGTGTCAGTAAAAATTTATCTGAGCATCCCAGATACGCCATAGCCTCCGCTTTTGATAGCCATATTTTTTGGATAGGCTCTACTTTTCCTGTCTTTCTCTCTCGTGCCATGATCCATTATTTTATTTCAACACCTTTGTAATACCTTAAAGCCCGTCTTCTTACCAAATCGGATTTTTTAGAATCCGTAATCCCTTTTAAGGCGGCTCTTACCGATACCGCTGAAAGCCCCGTGTCTTTTACCAGCTTTGTCTGTGCCCCGTATGGGACGATTATTTCTGTCTTTCTCATATAATTATGTTTTTAATTTCCTATATTTGTAATCTGATATAAAACTTTGCAGTTCTATATCGATTTTGATAGTGCAAATATAGTATAGTATACTCATATAGCAAAGAAAACTATCGAGTATATTCTTAGTGTTAACATTAATTAGCGTATTATATTATGGCAGCAAAAGAAAGAATACAGGAATACCTTGATTATAAAGGTATTAGTACATATAAGCTTGAATGTGCAATTGGGAAGTCAAGAAGTTATTGGGCTAATACAAAGAGTATCTCTGCCGTAACAGTAGAGACTATACTAGAAATATATGATGATTTAGATCCGGCATGGGTTATTACAGGCAAGGGGTCAATGCTGAAACAATCAGTAGAGGATAATATACTCGATAATATCATCCCTTTGTCCCATCCAAAGACCCCGGACAAGATATACCCGATGTCCGAGTTCAACTTATACGATATAGATGTATCTGCCGGGTTAAGCCGTCTATTCTCGGAGGATGGGGATCGAAACAAGGCTTACCTAGGGAAAATATCGATACCTAACATGCCGAAGTGCGATGGGGCTGTAAAGGTGATAGGTGATTCCATGTACCCGTTGCTTAAATCCGGTGATATAATAGCGTACAAAGAAGTGCATAGCATAGAATCCGTGCAATACGGTGAGATATACATATTGCAGATCGAGAATGATTCCGATGTGTCTGTCGTGGTTAAATACGTGAAGAAGTCAAGTGAGGGTAACGACTACTTGAATCTAGTGTCATATAATAAGGAGCATGACCCGAAGGACGTGAGGAAGGAGAGCATAACGGCGTTGGCGAGAGTTATTTTGTGTATAAGACAGTTTAGTATAATGTAGTAAAATCGTAAATCATGAGACAATTAAAGACAATCATTTCAATTTCATTTATTTTTTTCGTTTTTTTCGGATGTTCGGTCGCTAAGTTTCCTTATATACAAGAATCTAGCATCATTGATTATTCTAAATATTCAAAAAAAGGTTTTTTTATGACAGAATCAAATTCCGTAAGCTTTGATTACATGCCTATCGGAAGTGTCACGGCTAAAGTCAATAGCGGATATGAGGTGAAGGATGTCAATACAAAGGAGTATATAGATGACGCTGTTTACTCTGGTGATCCTAGCGTTAAATTAAATATTAATTATGGCAAATACATTAAAGCTACAACGGATAAGGCGATAGAGGAGCTATACAATCGTGCTGTAGAGAATGATGCCAATGGTATTATAGGATTGAGTATAACGCCAATCACGGAAACTAATCAACAATTCGGGACTGTGATAACAGGCTACTTCGTTAGCGGTATGGCAATAAAGAGGCAATAAATATTAGGACTATCAGTAAATACAGAACTAGCAAGCAATGGGTAAAATGTAATTTGAATATATATATGTATAAGTATTTTTTATTATTCGTTATGTTTGTTTTTATGACATCTTTTAAAGATGGCATATCAATAGAAGACAGGTTGGTTTCTTTAGAATCAAAAGTAAGTTCTCTTGAAAAAGAAAATAAAGATTTAAAAGATAGGGTATTGTCCTTAGAGAAATATATAAATATCAATGATAAAAATGAAGTTGATGTCGAAAACAAAACAAATATAAAAAATGACAATAAAACAAATGTTTACAGATCGACATATTCAGATAACAGATGCCAAGCTACAACTAAAAAAGGAGAGCGATGCAAGAGAAATGCTGAGCCCGGAAGTAAATATTGTTGGCAACATAATAAATGATCTTATGTATAAGCATTTAAGATTATTGATATTGGATAAAACAACATGGGAAACTGGGAGAAAAAGCAGGATGAGAAACGGGACATCCGTGAGCGAGAAAGGGTTTCAAAAGAAACACTCGGTAAGTTCTTTTATGACCTTTCCAAATTGTCTTTCGCGGCATTAGTGATAGGGAGCGTTGCGTCGGTTGTTATAAATAAGGATAACATTGATTCTTATATTATCATGTCAATCGGGGCGTTTGTTACTTACATATTTGCTTATATTGGGTATAAAATAATAAAGTAAAATAGTATGGGAGCATTAATAGGATTATTCTGCATAATGGCAGTTGTAGGATCAGCCATAGCGATTTGGCTTAATACTAAGTCTGGTAAAAAGTGGTTGGAAAGCCTTTAATTGATATTCTCGTGGGTCTCATTGTATAATATAGAGACCCACATTGAAAGAATCAAGCCTCGCTATATCTGTACTCGACAAGACATCTGGTCAAGTCCATGAGATCGGACATGCAGTAACGGGCTTTTTCCGCAATATCCGATTCCGATATTAGCATCTCCTTGGATATGAACAATAGGCTCAAGACAAGTGAATTTGAGATACTTGATATAGACTTGCCAAGCTGCGCTAGATCGCATACTTGATCCTCTGTGAGGTCGGGGAACCTCTTCTTGAATTTGCACGATTCCATGTGTTATAGATTTAATGCCGGACGTGATTGACCGTACTTTTATAAAACATCTGGTATGCAAATAAGTTCAACGGGTGATGGATATTTATCGGGCATTTCCTCTAATAAATAGTTCGCCTGTGACAATATTCCCAAGGAGGCATGATTTAAGGCGAATAACACAACGTTGCAAATTTGTTGCAAATTATTTTGTATTAGTGTTTAATTGTTTGAAAATTAAATTTTTATGTATATTTAAATCCTGCTTTGGGAGCAGGGGGTCCCAAGTTCGAATCTTGGTACCCCGACGATTGAAAATCAAGGAGTTACTTAATAAAGTGGCTCCTTTTTTTATGCCTTTTTGTATATTTAACTACCCTTATATGCCCTTAAATGCCCCTAATTGTTAGCTTTGTGTTGCAAATCTGTTGCAAATTTTACCCGGAATTTGCAACACAATAAAACCGGACATGGGAAATATATCATTTTACCTAGATAAGAGAAGAGCGAAGAAAGATGGCTCTTTTCCTGTTAAGCTATATGTTAGCCATAACAAGAGATTTTATATCTCCACCCAGTTCACCGCTAAAGAGGAGAACTGGGATGTGAACCAATACTCTAAGAGCGAGCCTAACTATAAGACCAAAAATATGACGATACGCTCGTTGATGAACAAGGCCGAGGATGTTATATATAAGCTTGAAAGGGAGGATAAGCTAAAAAGCGTCACGGATTCCATTCTAAAAGAAATGATAGAGGAGGCCATATCAAGCAAGGCTAGGGCTGAGAGGACATTGTTGACCTGCTTCGATGAGTTTATAGCTACCAAGCAAAAAAGAAGTACTATTGAGACATATGAAGGAAGTAAGGCCAAGATCGTGGATTTCGGTGGTGACCCTTCTTTTGGAAGTATAGATAAGAAATGGTTAATGGATTTTGATAGCTATATGATAAAGGCAGGTCTTAGCACTAATACACGTTCGATACATATGAGAAACATGAGAGCGGTATTTAATTATGCCATAGATGAGGGTGTGACAGAGAATTATCCTTTCAGGAAGTTCTCTATTAAAACAGAGGAAACCCGGAAAAGGTCTTTGACCGTGGAGCAGTTGATAATGTTACGTGATTATCCTTGCGAGGGTTATCAAACAAAATACAGGGATATATTCATGCTAATGTTTTACCTCATAGGTATTAATGGTATAGATTTGTTTTCCGCAAAGAAGTTGAATGGGGATAGGCTAGAGTACAGGAGGGCAAAGACTGATAAATTATATTCGGTCAAGGTAGAGCCTGAGGCGTTGGAAATAATAAATAGGTATAAGGGTGATGGTTATCTCATAGATGTATTGAATGAATACGCTTATTACAAGGATTTTATGCACAGGATGGGCTTGGGCTTGAAAAAAATAGGCGAATGTGAGCGAAAAGGGCGTGGTGGAAAGAAGTATATCAAAGCTTTATTCCCGGATTTGTCCTCATACTGGGCCCGCCATACGTGGGCTACCATAGCCGCTGAGCTTGATATTCCCAAAGAGACGATATCTGCCGCTTTAGGACATGAGATAGGGTCTTCCATTACTTCCATATATATACGTTATGACCAAAAAAAAGTGGATGAAGCCAACCGAAAGGTTATAGATTACGTCAATGGCTACAGGAAAAACAGGGATGAAAGGTAAAATAGACCAATAAAAAACGCCCGTGTCAGAAAAAACACGGGCGTTATACTTTTAGTATGCGACAAACAGGACTATTTTGTTCTTTCGACCAAAATCTTTGAAATTCGAACTTGCAGTTGCTGCAACTCGATATTATTCAGTTCTTCCAAATCAATGTTCGCTATTTTTACTTTCCGATTTTCGTCAAAGGAATTTTTCTTCTCCTCATGAAGAGCGGTTACTAACTCGTCTATTTGACCCTTGATCTTTTGAGCCTTTAGCTCATAATTGATAGTTCTTGCCATAATATAGTTTTTTAATGTTATTTATTTGTGAAATCAAGCTTATAGCCTAGTGCATCACCTATCTTGGATAATAGGTCAACGCCTGTACTGTACTTGCCTAGTTCTATTCGGGCGATATTACCCGGGGCTATACCGGTCAATTCGGATAGCCGATATTGTGATATCCCGGCCTCCATGCGGAGCTGGGCTATCCGCTTGCCTATTCGCTCCCGGTCATTCATCTTGGGGGCCCTCCCAATCGCAGTAATTGCAGTACCATACTGCGCATTTTTTCATTATCCCTAATAACATTTCCCGGTCTTCCACAGGATCAAGAGTACAGCTATGATGCAAGGCCATCAACAGCCTCTCGGTTCTTGATCCTTCGTTCTTGAATTTAAATGTCAATACATTCGGATTAAGCCCTATTGCGTCAAAGTCCCTGTCAAACACCTCGAAAACGGAAGCCGAGCGTACATGCTCGATGATTGTCCGATCTCCCAATAAGTTCCCTTCATGAGAGTGGGCATCCCAAAATACCCACTCCGGTAGATTAAGTTCTATTTGTTTCATAAATTGTTGTAGGCCTCTACTATTTTTAAATAACAATGCCGACGGGCATCATTATGTTTTTCTTCGTTTGAATCGTCATTGATCCAATCCCAAGCCTCTGAATCCGTGGTACGAACCTTTATGTTTTGCCCCCTGTAACGTGCCTCAATCACATATTGACCATAACCGTTACCTCTTCTCATCTCAAAATTAACTTTTCTGAAAGTTGCCATGTCTTTTCGCCGCTTATAGGTTGCCGCCCTTTCTATTGTTATTTCTGTATTGCAAATATACTATCAAATTTGATAGTATGCAAGTTTTTCAATGATTATTTTTTATGCTCTATGGCATATTTTCTTTCTCTTTTTCCTCCAGCACTTTTTTAAGCTGATATAGGCTCAAAATATCATACTCAAATGTCGGATTGTCCCAATTTTTTCGGACAGAGTTCGTTTGGACAGAGATAAATTTTCGTAAGTCAAAGATATATTGACATTGTGACAGTCTTATCTCGTTAAATGTAATCTCGTAGTTATCAAACCACGCAAGCAGTTTTTTTAGTTCCTCGTTCATGGTATATATGATTGATTTGCGCAAATATATTTATTTATAATGCTTCATGATTTATGTGTTTTAGTTTTTTAGTTGTAAATATTTAAAAATAAACTGTTTATAATTTGTTATTTAGAATCATTCTAAATAACTTTGCCTCTGTGGTGGAAATATAAAGTGATGCGTCTTGTTTTTTAACTTATATTTCATTTTCCGCTTTAATTGTTTAATACAGATATATTTATGATATGGGTATTCCGCACTTGAACAATAAAAATGACATGATATCATTGCGTGTATCGCCTGATGTAAGGATGAGGTTGTGCGAGGTGGCCGAGGCTACTGGCGTTAATGTCTCTGCGGTCGTAAAAGCGGGACTCTCAAAGATATTGGATGAGGTATATGATGCCGATGGCAACTTGTGTAATATCGGGGATCTTGCGACAAAGAGAAAGATCCCGGTATCTCATGGTTACTATCGTATATCGGATATATCCAAGGCGAATGGAATCAGTGAGAGGAGCATAAGAAATATGGTAGAAAAAGGCAAGGCATCGTATATAAAGAGAGATGGCAGGATATATGTATTATTAAAAGACGTGGAGGGTGTCAATGGCTGCAAGGATAAACACGATAAGAAAAGGTGATTGTGGTGTTCGAACGAGAGAACTGATCGCCAGATATTACTTGACATTGATGGGTGAGTTCCGTAACGATGATGGACGGTTGTATTTATCCATGGATAAAGGGGACATGTTTCATAACGCTATCACCTTGATACTTCAAGACTCTAAATTCAGCACCTTAAAAACGGATTCCGATATAATGGACCGTATAAGAAAAAGGATCAGAAATGTTATGAGTGAGATAAAACAAGATCACAATCTATATAAGAATAAAGCGTATGCCAACGATATACAAACCGAAGAGGCGGGATCAGACGAGCCAGAGGCGTAAAGAAAGGATGGCTATCTATAATACGGCTCGATGGAGGAAGATGAGGGAGGCCAAGCTTCGTGACAATCCTCTGTGTGAGATATGCGAGAGGAATGGCATTACGAGAATGGCAGACGATGTACATCATATCCAATCATTCATGTCCACTGATAACCCGGAGTCTAGGAAAGTGCTGGCATTTGATTATGACAACTTGATGAGCGTGTGTGATGAATGTCACTCGGCTATACACAATAAAAACAAAATGATATGACAAGGACAGAAAGAGAGAATGCCGTGATATTGATACATAGACATTGCGTGCCAAGCCGCACGGGAGAAAGATATGAGAGCCATTATCTCAAGACTTATTTTGGGGATGCGCTTGGCTGCTATATAAGCAACGATGAGTTTAAGGGAATAATGGTTGAGGCGGGGATTATGCCTCTTGCTTCATCCCTTAATAAAACGAGTCATTGTTATAAGTTGAAGAGGATCATTCCGGATGCGTGGAGCGGGAGGATGGCATAGCCCCCCCCTTATGATTTTTTAGAGGCGGGAAGTGTTGAAACCACGTCCCAATTCGCTTCACACGCACGGCGTTTTTTGAAATTCGCCAAATAGTTAAATATGTTAAACATGGGTACTAGATATACGATAATAAGTAAATCCAAGGATATTTCCTTCCAGTTGCCAAAGACTATCAAGCATAAGGCGACTCGAAAGGTCATATGCGATATTGTGAGAGAACTCTGTGATCGTGGAGAATTGACGGTGGGGGATATTCCGCAGCTCCATAGAATGGCTACCGCCTATGACTGTTATCTCGAATGTGTGGATGTCGTGTCTGAGCAAGGATTAACAATGAGGAATTTAAAGGGTGAAATTGTCAAGAGACCAGAGGCTAACATTATGCGTGAGAGTTGGACTCAATATCTAGATATCGCTAAGGAATATGGATTTACCCCTCGTAGTAAGAAAATGACTCGTGGCAATGTAGATAGCAAGGAGGATACGCCTGCGGATGATTTCTTCAGCAACAAATAAGACATATATTCAATACCCGGTAGACGTGATATCAGGGAATGTGATAGCAGGTAAGCATATAAAAAAAGCTTGCGAGCGTTTTTTTTCCTTGATGGACGATGATCGGTACATGTTTTTGGAAGAAAAGGTGGATAAAGTGATACGATTATACCACCACCTTCGACATTTTAAAGGCCGGCATTCCGGCAAACCTTTCGTACTGGAGCCTTGGCAAGAATGGATTATCGCAAGTATCTACGGGTTTTACAATAAGAGTGACGGAAGTAGGCTCACCCAGACTGTTTATATAGAGGTGGCCAGAAAGAACGGGAAAACAGCGTTAGCGGCGGGTATAGGTCTAAACGCCCTTATAAATGATGATGAGGATGGGGCTGAGGTTTATTTCGCCGCCAACTCGAAGGATCAGGTAAAGATATCCGCATGGCCATTATGCTCTAATTTTGCGAAGGCTTTTGATCCTAAAGAAAAATACTTGAAAGTTTATCGTGATACTATTAATTTTGACAAGACAATCTCTTGGTTGAAGGTTTTAGCGGCTGATTCCACGAAATTGGATGGACCAAATCCCTCCACCTTTATACTAGACGAATATCATGCGGCAAAAAGCAATAGCCTGAAAGCCGTGCTGGAGTCAGGACAAGGGACACGGGACAATCCTTTGGAAATAATCATAACAACAGCTGGATTTGATAAGTTAGGGCCTTGTTATGAGTTGAGGACTACCGCAACGGAAATATTGAACGGTTTAAAAGAGGATGATTCTTTTTTCATGGCCATATATTCGCTTGACGAGAATGATGATTGGAAAGATGAGGCGAATTGGATAAAAAGTAACCCAAATATGGACGTGACAGTCAAGTCATCTTACCTAAGAAAAGAGGTAAGGAAAGCTATGAACACACCATCGGATGAGGTCAACGTAAAGACTAAAAATCTCAACATGTGGTGCGATAGTTCGGACGTATGGATTCCGGATGATTATATACTGGCATGCTCAAGGAAGGTGGATCTGGATGATTTTACCACGAAGGATGACTGTTTTGCCGGTATAGACCTCTCGTCCACATCGGACTTGACTTGCGTATCGTTCATGATACCAAAGGATGGCAAGTTTTATTTCAAGACGTTATATTATCTTCCAGAAGAAGCTTTGGAGACAAAAAAGAACAAGGAGCAATACAGTGAGTGGGTGAGGCTTGGTTTTTTGAAACTTACCCCCGGTAACGTTGTTGATTACGATTATATACTGGACGATATTCTATCGGTAGACAAGAGGTTGTATATAGTAAAAGTAGGATATGACTCTTGGAACGCCACGCAGTTCGTGATAAACGCAACGGATAAAGGGCTTCCAATGGAGCCGGTAAGCCAGTCCATAGGAAATTTCAACCGTCCAACAAAAGAGATGGAGCGTGTAATATTGTCCGGCAATGTGGTAATTGACAATAATCCGATAACTCGCTTCTGTTTTAGGAATGTTGTTATGAAATTGGATCATAACGGGAATACGAAACCCTCTAAGGAATATAGGGATAAGAAGATAGACGGGGTTATCTCCATGATTGAGGCTATGGGGGTTTGCTTAATGACACCTCAATACTCGAATAGTATATAGACTCTCTCTTATGTATTACACGATTTCGGTTTAAGGTAAAGACATCGTGTATGAGATTTTTGGGTTTGGATATAAATATAAGGCGCTCACAGAAAAAGGAACCCGTTGAATCCTTCGTTAGCGTGCAACGCTTTGGCGGTGGGTCAAGCAGGAAACCGGCTATGACACTTGCCGCCGTATATAGATGCGTCAATGTCATTAGCGAGAGTGTGGCGCAACTTCCTTTAGACACTTTCAAAAAAGATAATGAGGGATATAAAAGCCCCTATGTTAGGCATCCCGCTTACGACCTTCTCCGGGAGTTCCCTAACCCGGATATGACAAGATTCACGTTCCTTAAAACGTTGGTAAGCTCCGTGTTGCTTAATGGCAACGGATACGCCTACGTTGACAGGGATGATTATGGTAATGCGTTATCCCTTCAATATATACCTTCCGGGCTGGTTAGCGTAGTCTATATTACGGTTGATGGTATCCCTAGAATGAGATACCAAGTGACGGGATTCAAGTCTCTTGTTGAGCCTTCTGATATGATCCATGTCTTGAATTTTAGTTATGACGGTATAACCGGCGTATCCACATTAACGCACGCACGCAATACGCTTGGCATATCGAGCAGTGCTGAGGATTACGCTAAACAATTCTTTAGCGATGGTGGTGGCGTTATGGGGATCTTGTCCTTTGATACTAAGCTCCGTGATGGGCAGAAGGAGGAGATAAAGAAGACTTGGGCCGATATGGTTTCCAATGGGGGGATTGGCGTATTGGAGGCAAATAGTCATTATGAATCTGTATCCATAAATCCATCCGATGCCCAGATGTTAGAGACAAGGCAATTCAACGTGATAGACATATGCCGTTTCTTCGGGGTTTCCCCTGTCAAGGCGTTCGACCTATCTAAATCCAGCTATAGCACGGTGGAGGCTACGCAATTGGCATTCCTTACGGATACGCTGGCCCCACTCTTGGAGAATATAGAGCTTGAGATGAAACGAAAGGTATTCCGTCCATCTGAGAGATCCTATGTTGAGGTAAAATTTGATACAAGCAACCTGTTGAGAGCCGACAAAGCGGCGCAAGCGACGTTTATGAAAACAATGTATGAGATGGGAGGCATGACACCTAATGAGGCACGCCGTATGATGGACATGCCCAAAGTAAAGAACGGGGATCAACCGCTAGTTAATAACGCTATGGTTCCATTGGAGTTTGTGGCTAACAAGAAGTTTGATGCAGGGAAATAGCAGTCTTGATCGCTGTATTACATCGTTTCGGTATATAATAAAATATCTATGAGCATGACAAATAATAAGGAAATAAGAGGAATATCATACCGGGCTTCCATAGAAGAGGAATCCAGACATGTGGAGGGATACGCTTTGCTTTTTAATACGGATAGTCAACCTATGTGGGGTGGGGATCTCATAGAACGGATAGCGCCTACGGCCTTGGACGGCGTATTGGAGAGGAGCGATGTCTTGTGCTTGATGAACCATGATGAGAGAAGGGGTGTATTGGCTCGCTGGAGAATGGGTGAGGGATCATTGAAGTTGGAGGTTGATGCCAAAGGACTTAAATATTCTTTTGAAGCTCCGGATACGGCCTTGGGTGATGAGCTGGTAGAGGCTCTGAAGAGAGGGGATATCGCTGAGTCATCTTTCGCCTTCACGGTATCTAAGGATAATTGGGAGAAAGGCGAAAACGGTAAGTATATCCGCACGATCGTCCAGATAGACAAGCTGTATGATGTGAGCCCGGTGTATTATCCGGCTTATGAGGATACCGAGGTGGCCTTACGGTCTATCGAAAGCATTCGTGATAAGGAGCGTAAGGATTTAGAGGATAGGCAAAACAAGGAAAAAGAGGAACGGGAAAAGAGGGAAAAGGAGGATTTAGAAATTTATTATAACAATCTTAAAAACAGATTTTAATATGTCAAAGAAACAACTTACTATCGTGGAGCTTCGAGACAAGATCGGATTGCTCAACACTGAAAAACAAGGCATTTTCGATAAGATGAAGGCCGAGGGCCGGAAGGCAGATGAGAATGAGGAAAAAAGATTGGCCGAGATCGTTACGGATATCGCCGATTGCGAGTTTGAGATCAAATTGGCCGAGGCTAGGAATAAACAACGTCCGGTGGCTAACACCCAACATTCTAGGGGAGGATTGTTGGCTAAGGCTATCCGCTCAAAGATCACTGGCGAGACTTGTGACGAGGTGGAGGGGTTGATCGATGCCGGACGTAGGGCTATGACCGAGGCTAGCTTACCGGTGGATCAAGGAAGCTTGTTGATTCCGATGGAATATAGGGGCGATTTTATTTCCGCTCAAGTCACAGGTGATGGCAAGGAACTTATATCAGAGGATTTGCTTGGCATCTTGCAGCCGATCCGTGATAGTTTGGTCATGGTAAAGGCTGGGGCTACTTTTTTAACGGGACTGAAAGGTAATATAGGTATTCCTGCGTATTCTGGCTCATCCGTTAATTGGGCTAATGAGACAGGGGCGGCTCAGAACGGGAAGGGCACGTTCACAAAGGTAGAGCTGGCTCCTAAGCGCTTAACAGCCTATATTGATATCTCTAAGCAGTTCCTTGCGCAAGATACGCTATCTACTGACACTATGCTTAGTAATGACTTGGCACGCGCGGTGGCTATCAAGTTGCAGAAAACGATCCTTGGTGCCGAGGCTACTAACGCAAATAAGCCTGATGGCTTCTTTACTGGCACGCCAACTTATACGGTGACAGGAGAGGCTTCTTTCGCTAATATGATCGCTATGGAAACTGCGGTTCCCGTTGATGAGGCGTTAGTGAATAATCTTGCTTATATCACGTCAGTCAAAGGCGCGGGTATCTTGAAGGGTACTCTTAGAGCCGCAAGTGTAGCGGAGGGATTCATCTTGCAGAATGGCATGGCTAATGGTTACAACGTATATGCTACGTCAGGCATGGCATCCGGATTGCAAGAGGGCACGGATGAGGAAGGTATCATTTTCGGTAACTGGGCGGATTTCGTTATCGGTCAATGGGGTGCGTTGGATATCACGGTTGATCCTTACACGAAGGCCACTGATGGTGAGGTCCGATTAGTTATCAACGCCTTCTTTGATGCCAAGCCTCGCAGAAAAGAATCATTCGCTGTTGGATCTATTAAATAACTTGGCTCATGATACTTACGCTAGAGGAGGCAAAGAGGCATTTAAGAGTGGATTTGGATTATACCGATGATGATATGTATATCGAGGAATTGATAGATATGTCAGAGATCGACATCGCTAATCGTTTAAAATTCGACTCATTGACGGATGTTTTTCCGGACGGTATTATACCTCTTCCGGTCAAACATGCCGCCAAGCTTGTCGTGGCTCACTATTACGAGAATAGGGAGCCAATAGCTTTCGTTTCCTCTAGCAAGGTGCCCATGATGGTAGATAGCTTATTGTTTCCTTATGTAAGGTATTATAATCCAAAGGATCATGAGAGCGGGGTTGATGAGAGATAAGATCACATTCCAGTTGCCTGTAAAGTCCGAGACTGAGTATTCTGCCTCTGAGGTAATTTATGAGGATTGTTTCTCTACCTATGCCCGTGTTTCCCACATTAGAGGCAACAGGGCGATAGAGGCCAATGAGATCGTCAATACCTATACGGTAAGGATCGAGATACGCCTGTATCATAAGGTCGATTATGACATGGTTATTGTTCATGATGGGATAAGGTACAGGATACTCGATATCAATCCGGAGAGATCCAAGAATTGTATAACCATCACGGGGGAGAGGATCAATGAGTAAGGTCAAGGTTGATATATCGGAATATAACCGGATGGTGGACAGGATTACCGGGAAGGAAATGGATAAGGCTATGATTTCCGCCGTTCGATCCGGCGGGCAGATCATAAGGAGAAGGACTATCCAGAACTTTGGTTCCGGAACCGCTTTCAAGGCTTTCAATGTCTATAAAGACCGTAACGGATCAACCAAGAGATTACCATTGGTAAGGCTTAACGTTAATAAGAAAACCAAAGATGCCGTTGTTGATATTCTAGGGGATTTTAGAGCAAAGTTTTTTGAGCTTGGTACCAAACGGAGATTTACCAAGGGGCATCGGGTCACCGGCGTTAAAAGAAAAGGCGCTAGGCGATATTTGATTAGATTGGGGAAACCCGCGAATCGTGGCATTATCACGGGACGAAGGTATTTCAGGAAAGCGCAAGACTCGGAAGAATCAAAGGTGCTTGACGATATGGAGAAAAGAGTGATGAGGGCTGTAATAAGGATAGGAAGAAAGAAATGAGAGCGTTAGAGATAGGAGCTTTGATTAAAAGACTGTTAGCTGATATGAGTATCAATGACAGGTTGAAAGGCCGTATATATCCGGTCGTTGCCGAGCAGAAAACGCCTTTTCCTTTTGTTACGTACAAAAGAAGTGGGGTAGTCTTGGAATCGGACAAGGATGTGTCTTATCGTTATGGAATGATCAGCGTGGATATTATTATCGTCGGTTCTAGCTACTCTCAATCGCTGGACATTGCTTCCGCTATAGTGGATGAGATGCCAGACTATCCAATGAACTTGGATGGTTTTGATATCTCCGATATAAAGCTTGCCAACGCCGTTGAGGATTTTCAAGACGAGGCGTATATACAGGCTCTTACGTTTAATATTGTAATTGATAATTAACATGGAAAATAAAGTAGTAAGAGGAAGGGATTTGATGCTCTTCAAAAAAGTTTCAGAGAATTATGTAGCACTTGGCGCTGCCACTACGCATACAATGAACTTATCAAGGGAGGAACTTGATATCTCCAACAAGGATACTGGAGAATATGGTGATACTGAGCTTGGGCAAATCAGCTGGGATATTCAAGCTGACTCGATGATGATAGAGGCAGACTATGATAGTCTGGTTGACGCTTTTTTATCGGGAGAAGTACTTCATGTGGCATTCGCTGTCACGGCCGAGGCAGGATCTAAGACGGGCAAACCTTCCGCAGGATGGACTATTGGGTCTGGAGGATATGAGGGAGACGTATGTATCACCTCTATCACGGCCAATGCCGCCCATAACGACAAGGCTACTTATTCCGCTACATTTAAGGGCAAAGGCCCGTTGCTCAAGAGATCTTGATCATGATGGAAGATAAGATCACTATAAAAGATAAGGAGTATCGCCTAGGATATAATCTTCGTGTCCGGATGATTTACGAAAAGATCATGGGAAAGAATATCGGCGATGACATGTTGACGTTTGAGAATATCGTGTTCTTTTATTCCGTATTGTTAGCGTACAATAAGGGTTTCGCTATGGACTTGGAGGCTTTTACCGACATATTGTGCGATGACGAGTCTATATATATCGATTTTTTGAAATGGTCCGTAGAGTACAACAAGAGGAAGGAGATATTGGAAAATACGGATAACACTGATAATGACGATAAAAAAAAAGAATAAGTGGTAAGGATATATTCCAAGCCTTGGTTTTTGTTGGCGGGCTTGATCCGGCCTATGTGCTTGATGATATGGAACCATATGAGATTGACGCTTGTATGGAAGGTATTCATAAGAAGTACATAGAGAGCTGGAATCAAACCCGTCAATTGGTTTATACGATAGCCCAAGTAAATAGCAGCAAACGTATAGATATAAAGGATATGATGCCCTTCCCTTGGGATGAGAATGACAGCATGGAGATGCCAGAGGAAGAGCGTGAGAGATTGAGCTATATGTTAAATGAATTTGTAAAATTGAAGAATAATGGCGGCGGATCTATTCGTAAGAATCCTGTTCAAGAATAATGAGTTTGACAGGTCTATAAATAAGACAAGGAAACAGGTCTCTGATTTCAAGAAGGTGACAGAGTCCGTTGGAGGGTCAATCGTTAGCATGACAAAAGGTTTTGCCACTCTTGGCGGCATCTCATTTGCGCTTATGGACGTTACCAAGAAAAGCATGGAGTTCGAGAAATCATTGTCAGGTCTTAGATCTTTAACCGGACTTGGGGCTAAGGATATGGAGTATTTCAAGAAAGCTGCTATTGATTTAGGATCTACATCTACACAAACAGCATCGCAAGTAGTTGAGGCTTACAAATTGATAGGTTCACAACAGCCTGAATTATTGAAAAATAGAGAGGCGCTTAACGAGGTCACGAAACAAGCCATTATCTTAGCCGAAGCTGCGGGTATGGATGTCCCATCTGCGGCAAAAGCTTTATCTGGATCTATAAACCAAATGGGTGAGAGTGCTAATGTGGCAGGTGAATATATTGATATATTGGCGGCTGCATCGCAAGCGGGATCGGCTGATATACAATATTTATCCAAGGCTATAGAGAAATCCGGAGGTGCTGCTAATTCCGTAGGTGTTAAATACAATGAGCTTGTAGCCGCTATTGAGACTATCGCCCCTAAGATAACGGAAGCTAGTGAGGCTGGGACGAATTTGCGTAATATATTCTTGATATTGGAAGGAAGCTCTGATAATAATCTTAGACCTTCTGTGGTTGGTTTATCCAAAGCTTTAGATAATCTGGCAAGCAAAAATCTAGATGCTACCCAAATGACTAAAATGTTCGGAAGAGAGAGCGTTACGGCGGCTTTAGCTCTGGTTAACGCAAAAGATCAATACAAAGGATATATCGATGCCATAACTGGGACAAACACGGCTTTAGAGCAACAACGGATTAATAACGCAAATTTGGAGGGATCTTTAAATGCGGTATCATCCGCATGGGAAGGGTTTATTCTAACCATGAACAAATCAAATGGTTTTTTGTCTACCGCCGCCCAAGGAGTAGCCTCATTGATACAGAATCTTACTGATTTAGCGAAAACACAAGATGAGATACAAGAAAAGGTCATTGGTGATAAGGCAAATAAAATAATTGATAAAATAAAAGGAGCTTATGATGCAAACATAAGCGGGGGGCTATCAAAGCAACGTTCTATAGAATTAACCGCTATAGAATATGATGAGACAGAAGCCTATAAGATAGATGTTCTCAAAAGCGATTTGTCATCCTTAACTATGTCCTTGGGAGATCTAGAGAAGAGACGAAAGGAGTTGGCAGGAATGCCCGGTTATTATAACCGAAAAGAGAGAGGAGATATTCTCCAATCCATCCATGATACCAAGGAGAGGATAAAATATATACAAGAGGAATTGAGTGTAAGAGAAAAAGCAGATGCGAAAATAAAAGAATTTTTGAATAATACGACTCTAAAAGATAAAACTGATAAAGGGAAACCTATTGCCGTGTCAGATGTAGCCGCTAAAGGCTCAATAGATTATATCGAGACCCAGATATCAGATTTATCAAAGAAATTAAAATCCGCAACGGACGAGGCCACGAGGCAAGGAATCCGTATTGCCATAGAAAAGTTGAAGGATGAGAAATTAAAGATAGAGATGGAACCCTTACCCGAAGGCTCCATAGATTATCTTAACGCCCAGATATCAAGCCTAACGAAAAAACTTAACACGGAAACGGACGAGGCTGTAAGGCAAGGAATCCGCACGGCTATAGAGAAGATCAATAAAGAAAAATATAACATAGAGCTGGAAGCTACGCTTGGACGGTTGAAACCGATGGAGGAGGATAAATTCGGCGTGTCAGCAAAAGGCCGTAATGCGACTGAGGATATTAAGTCTGGCTATATATCGGTTAAAGGTGTATCCAGTGACGCTATCAAGTCAAATTATGAATATGCTGATTCATTAGGAGCAATCGGTAGTATGATGTCCTCTGTTTCTCAGTTAACAAATGAGGGAGCCGCATCATGGTTAAGCTATGCGTCTAATATCATACAAGCTGTAGGACAAGCCTTGCCTCAATTATCAGCTCTTGCTACTAAGAATGCATCTGTCGCCGCTACAGGGGCGGCGGCATCAGTTTCCTCCATCCCCGTGGTCGGGTGGGTAATGGCCGGTACAGCTGTAGCCTCGGTAATAGCGGCGATGGCCAATGTCCCTAAATTCGCTAATGGCGGTATAGTCCCCGGTAACCTGTACTCGGGGGATCGTGTTCCGGCGATGGTCAATTCAGGAGAAATGATCTTGAATAGATCTCAGCAAGGACGTTTGTTCGATATATTAAACAGTAAAGGAGGAGTTAATGGGAAAGATGTCCGTGTCACTGGCGAGGTAGTAGTGTCAGGGGAGCAGATGAAAATATTATTGGATAATACGAATAGAAAATTAAGGAGAGGGAGATGAATAGGAAATATCACAATGAGTTTAAAGGCATAGATGGGGCCTTGAATAGGATAGATATATTATCTAAAAACGAGCAGATAGATCAGCTCGTAAAAACAACGGGTACTCCATTCTTACTTCAATATCAAGATACTAATAAGTTAACTCCGATACAAGGAGCTCAGGCCACTATTGAACTAGTGAGCGAGACTAATTTTCAGTTTAAAGATCTACATACTGATGATATGCAGGGATATATGGTCTCCCTATATAGGAATAATAAGATCTTTTGGCACGGTTGGCTTGATTCAGAGTTGTACAACGAGACCTTATCTTCTTTTCATCCATACCCTGTAGAGTTCACGGCTGCTGATTTCAATATCTTAGAACGGATAAAATATACGGATGATAAGGGGAATAAATATGATGACATAGCATCTATGATGACGCATATAAATAGATGCCTAGACAATCTTGGACTCCCATTCTCTAAGCTGTATATAGGATGTGACACTATTTTAGAAGGTGTCACGATGAGCGATCAGGAAACCGCTTTGCATAAATCATTTATCATGTCTTCCAACTTTTATGACGAGGATGGAGTAGCAATGAGTTGCAGGGAAATATTGGAGTCGATCTTTCAGCCATTTGGATTGATGATGGTACAAAAAAACGGGAATGTATATATTTATGACTATAATACCGTGAAACGAGGTTTACCAATGAAAAGATATGATTTTAAGACATATGCATTCGAGGCAAACGAAAACGTTGATTTTTTTTATGGGAATATATTAGACTTAGGGTTAATGTCAAAAAACGGCGATTATGGATTTGAAGAAATGATTAACAATGTTAAGATCACTAGCTCGCTGTATGGAGATAACAGCATGGTGGATATAGATGTTTCAGAAAACTCATTAAGTGATCTTATTGATAGCTATCTAGGACGTGACTTTAAATTGTATTATTATTCAAAATGTGTTGGTGTTGAAAATCTTTCTGGGAAGTTCGCCATATACAAGAGAGATTATGAATCAGATATAGAGGGTGCTTTATTAGACTATGATCCAAATCCTTCTAATATACATCCTATTTATAGGATTAGATATCCTAATTATATTTTAGGTTCGGATACTTTATGTTTTATAAATCTTATATTACAGGCATACGTTAATACGAGAGAAAATCCATTTAATGAGGATAGTGGAGTCAAAGACAATCCAAACAGCGGAACAATGAAATTGTATTGCAATCTTTATATGACAGATAGTTCCGGTAAACCGTTGAGATACCTTGATCTTATCAATGATAACGGATCATTTTGGGTTGATGTGTCAAATGGGGTGATAGAGCAAGGTAAATGCCTGTTATGGATAAGTCAAGAATCATCGATAACTGGAAGCGTATTGGACACGTGGGTAGGTAACGCAAATATATACGATCCAATGCCTACACGATTTAATATAGAGACCATCCCATCTGCTGGCGATGGATTGGATGTGCCTACTAATAAGAGCTATGGATTTCTTGTTTTCGAGATCACGAATAAGGCTAGAGTCGTTAACCCAAAAGATGATAAAGGCTTGGGCACCGATGGTCTTTTAGATGATAGTTTGGTTAAAAACATTTTGATAAATAATATATCCATGAAGATTATAACAGAAAACAAGGAAGATGTTTCTGTTGATGATTATGAATTTAAGAGTTATATAAATAAGAAGGTAGCAAACGATTTTAATGATATAACATTAAAATGTATATCAGCGAACGAGGACGGAATACCGATAGGAAAAGGAAACATATTAAAAAAAGAAGGAGACAAATACACTTTACAAACCTCTTTCACTCGATCTAATCAGACGGATATATTGGAGCGTCTGCTTATGTGCACAATCCACTCGAATTTCAGCCAAAAGAACGAGAGATTCTCCGTTACCTCCAAGATAGCTGGTAACCCAATGTTATCTTACATAACATATTATCCTGTCTTATCAGGAGAATATATTGTGGCAGGATGCACTATTGATTTCAATAAAGGCAGCGTAAATATTTCTGCTGTAGGATATTCCGATGATACCGCCAAGTTAAGCGATATACCATACGACTGATGTATTACACCATATCGGTACATATATAGATATGGTAATGAATGTACGTCATAGTAAGATAAGAAAGACAGCCCTTCCACGTACTGGAAGGGCACTAGATGCTATTCCCGGAGGTCCTGTGAAGCAATCCTTCCAATCTTCAGGGACGAATGTTGCGCAATATTGGAAATTGGTTACGATAGACAGCGACGGCAATCCCCTTCCGGAGGATAAGTGGTACATCCTCACGGACTACCCCGCCAAATCGGTAGGGGACGTTGTCGCTTACGCCGCCTCGGATCACGACATCGTCCTTCCCATAGCCGGCAACGGGGTATTGGGGGCGATAAAGCTCCCGTCCGGTGGTGATAGCGCACTTGTCATAGACAAAGATGGTACCTTGCGTATCAATGAGGGTATGATCGGCGGCAAGGGTAAGATCTATTACGCTGGAGCGGGCTTGCAATTATTGAACCAACCTAACACGGAGGACACGCAGAACCAGTTCGCCGTGAAGTTCGGCAACGCTAAAGGCACTGTACTGGAAGGAGACAAGCTATACGCCGCTACGTGGTGGGGGCAGAAACTTAACTCCAACGGGATAGCTACAGGAGCGATGACAGGCGTGCCGAGCATCAACGGCCTCATACACCTTAACAGCGACAAGACATTTGACGTGGCCAAGGATAAATCGGCGCAATGGGTCCGTTTCTCGGGCGGGAACTCGATTAACGGGATGACAGGCACGAACGCTGTGCTGTCCAACCTGTATCTCAATTATAAGGACGCTAGCCATTATGTCAAGATTGACGCTAATGACAACGTTCTGGCTACCGGTGATGTGGTTGCCTACGCTACCGGGAATTATGATATCGTAAGCCCTATAGCCGGTACCGGGGCATTAGGCATGGTCAAGGTCGGTAACGGCCTTAATATAGCTACGGATGGAACGCTGAGCGTGGCGGGTGATGTCGGTGGTAGTGTGTCTGGTATAACGAAAACAGGAAGCGGGAACGCCCTTACGGATGTTGAGTTGACGAACGATAATAAGATTATAGCCTTTACCAAGGAACTTACATTCTGGCATAAGGATAATGATGGCTCCGGCTCTGGATTGGACGCTGATATGGTAGATGGGTATCATAGGAGTAATTTATATAATACAACAATTGA